GAAACCCGGTGGCTGGAATGGGTGGCTGTGGAGTATCGAATCGTCATCGCGGGTTACTCCGACGCTCTGAAAGTGAGGCCCGGCAAGATTCACAAGCACGCGGTGCGGTTCATTTCATAGCCATAACGCCAGCGATCAGCGGCATCGAACACAGGAGCGGCCATGACAAACGAGGTAGATGAGATGTCTGCTGCATCGCGTGGTTCTCGCATGGTCGGCTCCGCTCCCGTCGAACGCCTTGGTGCCACCAAGGTCACTGACGTAGGCGAGTCGGGGCTGGCTTTGGCGAGCGAGGAAAGGAATGCCATCGTCGAAGTGCTTGAATGTTGGCGGCGATCTTCCGCGATACAGCAGCAACTGCCAGAGTGGAGCGTTGTTTCGCTTTGCTCACTGCTGTGGAGGACGAGGTGACCGAGGGGAGCGAGAACGCCAGCGATCAGCGGCTCGTCCGCTGCATCGCGTGGTTATGGCCGGGCGAGGACAACATGAGGACGCGAGATGCGATGGAAGATGATCGACAGGCCAGCCGACGGGAACGAGGTGAGCCAGTGGTTCGCGTTCTGGCCCGTCACTGTCAAAGGCGAAACCCGGTGGCTGGAATGGGTGGCTGTGGAGTATCGAATCGTCATCGCGGGTTACTCCGACGCTCTGAAAGTGAGGCCCGGCAAGATTCACAAGCACGCGGTGCGGTTCATTTCATAGCCATAACACGCAGGATCAGGAGCGGCGAACAATGAGCGATGACAACACGCAGGACGGTGCCGAGCCGTCTCCTGCATCCGCTGGTTCTCGCGGGGAGCCAGTCGCGTGGGGCGTCTTCTACGGTGATGGGAAACTTCACTCATCATGGGACTCGCACGCAAAGGCCGAATGCACGGCGGTGACGATGCGACGGTTCGACCATCTCGGCGTCTATGTTTCGCCGCTCTACCGCTCGCCCACGCTCACCGACGAGGAGCGGGCGGCCATTGCCGAAGCGGCCGGAGCCTACAACGACAACGATGACGATGAGGAGTGTGCGAAGATCGCGGCCACGCTTCACAGCCTACTGAAGCGGCTAGGTTGAGAACGTCAGCGATCAGCGGCTCGTCCGCTGCATCGCGTGGTTCTGTGGTTTGTTGGATGACACAACAGGAGGATTGAAATGCTCTACAACGCAATCAAGCGGCGAGACAACCTTATCTCAGGTCTGCGCGACTCGCAGGAGTTTTTTTGCAATGCCATGAACAGGCAGCATGGCAGCCTCATCGACTGGATGCGGTGGCAGATTGAGAAGCGCGAGACGCGGCTAGACACTATCGGCCTGATCGCAAAGGCAGGCGGCGAGCCGTTGACCGCAGACGCCGCTAGGACGGCTGGCGAGGTGGCGGCATTCCACGCCGTGCTGGCGTACATCAACAACGGTTGGAAGGCAGAGTAGCCACAGAACGTGTACGATCAACAGCCGCGAACTAAGGAGGCGGCGACTATGAGCGATACGAATGAGCGGTCTGTTGCATCGGCTGGTTCTCAGCCGGTGGCGTGGAGCGTCGATTGGGATGGAGAGATAGATTGCGATTTCGTCTATCGCGACAGAGAGAGCGCGATGGATGTCATTGCCGACAACGACGAAACCAGCGGCGTCGTTGTCCCGCTCTACCGCCAGCCGCAGCCCACGCTCACCGACGAGGAGCGGCACGCAATCGCGGTCGTCCGCAACTGCGCCATGACGCGAGCCGAGCGGTTTCTGACGCAGAGCGATGCGGAGAGGGAAGCGACACTTGTGCTGTGGAGATTGCGGGAACGGCTTGGCTAGCGCTGGCGATCAGCGGCATCGAACACAGGAGCAACCATGACGAACGAGGCGAATGAGATGTCCGCTGCATCGCGTGGTTCTCGCGGCGACACGCTTTCGGTCCTTCGCACGCTGATCGACGGCGTGCGTGGCATGGGGCTGGGCGACCCGGACAGTGGCGACCGAGTTGAGGCGAGCGATGTGGTGCGGTGGGCTGTCGATGAGATTGAGCAGCAGCGAGGGAGCCTCCAGTGGCTACACGGCCTCTTGACAGAGGCAGAGGAGAGGCTTGCAAGACTGCGGCTCACCGACGAGGAGCGGGCGGCGGTGGATGACGGGATTGATTCTGTGTCGGGCGATGAATCGCTGTCGCCATCACAGCGGAGGGAGATCGCCACCTCGCTACGCGGGTTGTTGCGGCGACTAGGCTGAGAACGCCAGCGATCAGCGGCTCGTCCGCAGCATCGCGTGGTTCTGTGGTTTGTTGGATTACACAACAGGAGGATCGAAATGCTCTACAACGCAATCAAGCGGCGAGACAACCTCATCTCGGGGCTGCGAGACTCGCAGGAGTTTTTTTGCAACGCCATGAACAGGCAGCATGGCAGCCTCATCGACTGGATGCGGTGGCAGATTGAGAAGCGAGAGACGCGGCTAGACACCATAGGACTCATCGCAAAGGCAGGCGGCGAGCCGTTGACCGCAGACGCCGCTAGGACGGCTGGCGAGGTGGCGGCATTCCACGCCGTGCTGGCGTACATCAACAACGGTTGGAAGGCAGAGTAGTCACAGAACACGCAGGATCAGGAGCGGCGAGACATGAACACCGACAACACGCAGGACGCGGCCGAGCCGTCTCTTGCATCCGCTGGTTCTCACTTCGACCGCGCCGCCGAAGACCATGCCATGTCTCGCGGCTGGATGCCGCACAGACCGGAAACGTGGCCGTACCGATACGCGACACTGAAACGCGACGCTTTGATGCTGCACCTGCGAGACAGCAAGGAAGTAGAGATTCCCATTCCTGCCGGTAGCACGGTCAAACTCGTCATGGTGTCTAGGTTTGGGGACGTTGGCGTCACGGAAGACCTGACGGCAGAGAAGGGGTACGGCGTGCGACTGCCACTATGTGACCTGTGCGACTGGCGAGACGAGCCGTAAGCGTGAGAACACCAGCGATCAGCGGCTCGTCCGCTGCATCGCGTGGTTCTGTGGGCGTAAAGGAGACGACGATGGACGACATTATCAGTCGCATCACGAACTACTTAGCCAACGGCGGACTTTTCAACCCGGAATACATGGAGCATGAAAAAGTGCGACGATTGCTTATGGACTGCCGCGACGAAGTGATTGCTGCCAGCACGCTAACAGGCATGATGCTTGAAGGCACTGGGCAACGGGCTGCCGAAAGTGTGGCAGAGCGTGTCATCAACGGGCAGACAGTTGGAGTGTGGATTCCCGTGAGCGAGCGACTGCCGGAAAAAAACGAACCTGTATGCGTTGTCTGTGGAGGGAAGGTAACTGTTGGCACATACAGCCCGATGATGGATGACTGGTGGGCGTTGGTGTTGCCTGTTACCGGCATTCAGCCAACCGATAGCGTCACCCACTGGTTGCCGCTGCCGGGGTCGCCGACATGACTTTCTGGTTCACTTCCGACACGCACTTCAACCACGCGAACATCATCGAACACTCGCGGCGGCCATTCGCCAGCCTGGACGAGATGACCGAGACGATGGTGGCTCGCTGGAACGAGCGAGTCTTGCCTGGAGACATGGTCTTCCATCTTGGCGACTTCGCCTTATCGTGGGGCAAGAAGCACCACGAAACCATCGACGCCATCCTGGCTCGCCTGAACGGGCAGAAGTGGCTGATCTGCGGCAACCATGACAGGGACGAGGTCAAAAAGAATCCGCGATGGGCGATGGTCAAAGACTACCATGAGATCAAGGTCGACCTCGGCGGCGCCCATAAGCAGCGGATCGTCATGTTCCACTACGCCATGCGAGTCTGGAACCAGATGCACAGAGGGTCGTGGCTTCTGCACGGGCACAGCCACGGAAACCTGTCGGACATCGGAGGCAAGTCTCTGGACGTTGGCGTCGACTGTCACGGGTTTCGGCCGGTGAGCGTGGAAGAAGTGGCAGAGTTCATGCGTAACAGAAACCCAGTGGCCTGTGACCATCATGCGTAGGAAATCAAAACACAAGGCCTACACACTCGTGGAGGCCCTTGTAGTGCTGGCGATCATCGCCACGCTCATTGCCCTGCTGCTGCCAGCAATCCAGACGGCACGGGGACATGTGGCAGGAAAGGCGGCGGGGCCAAGCCAGCCGCCTGGGACTTGGCTGCTCACGACCGTCAAGCATGACGATCACTGGTGGGTCATGGCGGCGGCTTCGGCGACAGTCCCGGCGGCGTTCTGCCACCACCCTGACTGCCCGTGCCAGCACAGAAAGCCGGAGGCAGAGTGAAGGCCACGCTCACGTTTACGCTGCCTGAAGAGCAAGGCGAGTACGACTCCGGAAGTCCGCAAACTGTGCGAGGAAGTGCGGGCGATGATCCCCGGCGAAGTACTGGACGTTTGAGATGAGCCTCGACAAGTCAATCGCGCAAAAAAACTTGACCCTCGACGGCGAAGATCGCCATGCTCTGCTCTCAACTTCCGAGGCTTGTATGGACACACGCATCACCTTTCCTCGATACTCCGGCCTGCGGTGCTTGATGATGCCCTACATCCAGGGCATGCCGGGCTCGGTGCCAGCCGAGTACGACGCCTACGCCGACGTCCTGCGGGACGTCTACGTGAAGCGTGGCGACATCGGCTACCTGACCGTCGACGAGTCGGTGGTGATGGCTGGCAGGCCGCATCGGGGCGATCGAGCCAAGCATGGCCGGGCAATTCACACTGAGGCTGGCAAGCGGCCAGGAGGGTGCTGGGGCTGGGGCTCGTCGGACCTCGTTAGGCTCGACCGAGACGTGCAGATTCTCCTGGCAAACAGCCTGGATGGGTCGTGTGCTGTCTGGGACGCGACTCACGAGGACGCGAGCCTCGATGGAGACATCGGGCACGTCGCGGACCTGTATCCCTACGAGACTGCGACCCTCATGCGGGCCGGGGATGTCCACCAGGTCGGGATTCTCACGCCTCACGAGAGCCTGCCAGTCTGGCGAGACGTGCGTCGCCAGTTTCTACGAATCGTGGGCGGCGGAGTCCATGGCCGCGAGGAGTACTTCACAGTCAATCCGATCATGCCAGGAGTGTGCTGATGGACATCGTTGAGCGACTGCGTCGAGAGATTGCCCGGGAGCCGCAACTAGGCGACACGCTGGAAGAAGCCGCGAGTGAGATCGAGAAACTCCGATCCTTGACGCGATTTCAGGATGGCGTGATTCGCAGCGGCGATGTCGCAACCTTGGCAACCGACGAGAGAATCGCTGTTCAGCATGCTGCCGACACATTCGGCGCATTCGGCTTCGACAACGACGACGAAACTTGTGCCCGCATTCAGATGACACTGATTTCCCTCATCGAAAGGCTCTCCAAGCATGACGCTTGACGAACTGATCCTCGCTGTCGAAGACTGGGCTGCGGCTCGGAAGATCGTGCCGAACAGCACGCCCCAGGCTCAACTAATGAAGACCATGAGCGAACTCGGCGAACTCGCCGACGCGACCCTCAAGAGCGACCTCGAAGGCAAGATCGACGGCCTTGGGGACGTGCTGGTGACGCTGATCATCTACGCCCAACTCTCTGGCTTGACTCTTCGCCACAGCCTGGAGTCGGCGTACCGGACCATCAAAGATCGTCGCGGGCATCTCACGCCCGAGGGCGTCTTCGTGAAGGAGGAGTGATGGCGAACAACAGGCTCTATCTTCGCGACACCGAGACCGGCGAGGAGATTCTGCTCGCCAAGGGATACACCGGGTCGCACTGCTGGACCCTGCGGGACGGCACCGATCCACTCGCGGCGTGGCTCGAAGAGCATGACTTCGGCGCGGCAAATGGCGGCTACACGAGGCTCGTCGTCTACGACGAGAATCATCCTCCTGCTGGGACCGAGATCGCCGACAGGCTTCGAGAAAAGGGCGGGCTTTGCCTGGAGGCCGCATCGACGATTGAGCATCTGCTCGCGATCAACGAGTCACTTCGTCGCGAGATTCGCTTGCAACGCAAAGAGATCGCTGGGCTGCGGGACGAGAGGCGAATGCTGCTCGACGCCGAGCGGCCGAATTATGACGCGGATGGTGGGTGGCTTACTTAGGGTGCCGCTCTGGTCGGGCGTAAAATCGCGCTCGATTCGCACCAAGGAGGCAGGCTGTGGCGACGATCTCTTCACTTCCCGAGACGGTTGATCTTGAGTTCGTGATTGGCGACGAGTTCACCTTCGAGGTAAATCTAGGGCTGAATGTAACTGGATACACTCTTCATGCAACCCTCTTCAGGGCCACGGCCTTTTCGGCCAACGGAGACATGATTGGCTGGGAGATGCTGGGCACCTTCACCCAATCGCCTATTGACCTTTCACAGGGCAGGCTCAGTCTGACTCTGAACGAGAGTCAGACTGGCTACATGAGCCCAAATGAAAACTACAGATGGAGCCTGCGATGGATCGCCCCAGGAACCATCACCAAGACTGTCCGCGCTGGAAAAGTCACTCCCAGGATGTTCTGATCCAGTGCCAGAGCGATTCCCTTTCTTCAAGCCCACGCGGGGCCGAAAGAGGCCCACGCGGGTCAGCGCCTTCCGGCGAGGCTATGGCGGCAAAGCCTGGGAGAGCCTCCGGCTGAAGGTGCTGCTCAGGGACAACTGGCAGTGCCGGGCCTGCCGCAGGGTCTGCTCTGATCCCAAAGAGGCCCACTGCGATCACATTGTGCCCAAGAGGCTGGGCGGGCCTGACTCCATGGAGAATCTCCAGTGCCTGTGTGCCCGCTGCAATGCCAAGAAGGTACATGAGGATGCCAGGCTTCAATAGAGGCCCCTGGCTTGCTCTCTGAGGGCCACTTGTCTGGATAGGCTATCCAGGGGCCAGAAATAAAATCAGCCCTCATATCTCAAATGAGAGCCTCCTGAGAGATTGGTACTTGGGGACTTCATTTTTCCAGTCCCCATATAGGGAAATCCTAGGAGTCTCAATTCAAAAGTAGAAGTCTTCAAGTACCAAAGAGTCAAAAACGCGAGTCAGGCTCGAATGATAATAGGGTTTTGTCTCCTATATAGGGAAAGACTTGAACAGGAAAAGAGAAGTCATTGGGTGCCAATGAAGAGAGAGGCGGGGCTTGGCCTGGGCTCATGGGGGCAAGCAGCCCCAGGCCCTGGATGATTCAAGGAGTTCTCTGGGCGATTTTTACTTTACTGGCTTGGGCTTTTGTGCGAGGCTTGATCTTGCCCACTCCGGGGGAGTGTCTCGGCCGAAATTGAAATTGAGGCCGAGACCCAGCCTGCGCCCTTCCGTGAGCGGCTGCAAAACTTTTCGGGGGGGCTTTTTCCCGAGAAAAACGCATATTTTGGTCGGCCACCCTGGAAGACCGAGGAGCCGCCGAAAAAGTAGTCGGCACCCATGGGACGTCCCCCAACTCCCACCAATCTGAAGGTCATCCGGGGAAATCCGGGCCAGCGACCGATCAACGCCGACGAGCCGAAGCCGCCTCCGGCGGACACGAATCCTCCGGCTCGTCTTGGCGGCGCCGCCCTCGACATGTGGAACGAGATCGTTCCGCTCCTGTCTGGCATGGGCGTGTTCACCCAGGCCGACCGGAGCGTCATCGAGCGGTACTGCCTCATGCACGAGCAGTGGCTCCACGTCGTGAAGCACGTTCAAGAACACGGCATGACCCAGTTGACTCAGACGGGGTACAGCCAACTGACAGCGGAGGGATCGTTGTTCAAAAGCCTGCCGGGGGAACTGATGCGGATCGAGCAACAGTTCGGCATGACTGCCGCCGCCCGGTCGACCATGAAGGTATCGAATGCCGCTGCCCAAGAAGACCCGCTGGAAGCGTATATCAAAAGCCGAGGCGCTTAGTCTCGGCTACGACTACTACTTCGACGAGGCCAAGGCGGCTCACGCCGTCGGCTTCTTCGAGAACTTTCTGATCCACTCCAAGGGTCAGTTCGCCGGAAAGCCGTTCACCCTCCTGCCCTGGCAGAAAGACGAGGTGATCGAGGAACTCTTCGGCTGGATGCGGGTCGACAACGACCAGCGTAGGTTCCGGGTCGGCTACATCGAGGTGCCCAAAAAAAATGGCGCCTTGGCCCCTGTGGCGTGGTAGCCACGGGGGCCAAGGTCGTCACACGGCAAATCGACTCTTCTCTCGGGCATCTCGCTCTATATGACTGTGGCTGACTCCGAGCCAGCCGCTGAGTGCTTCGGCGCGGCCACGTCCCGCGACCAAGCAGGCATTGTCTACAAGCAGATGGCGGAACTTGTCCGCTCCAGCCCCTACCTGTCCAAGCGGCTGGAGATCGTCGACTCCCGCAAAACGATCGCCTGCGTTCCGACGAACTCGTTCTGGCGGGTCATTTCCAGCGACAGCCACCGAGCGGAAGGCCTCAACATCCACTCGCTCTGCTACGACGAGTTGCACTCAGCCAAGGACAGAAAACTCTGGGACGCGATCCGCTACGGCGGCATTTCCCGTAGCCAAAGCCTCGTCCTGGCGATTACCACGGCTGGCTACGACCGATCGTCGATCTGCTACGAGCAGCACGAGCATGCCCTCAAGGTCATGCAAGACCCAAGTCTCGACCCCCAGTACTTCGCCTACATCGCGGCGGCCACCGCTGAAGATGACTACCGAGACCCGGAAGTCTGGCGGGCTGCGAATCCGTCGTTCGGCGTGACCATGGACGAGGAGAGTTTCAAGGCGGACGTCCGCGAGGCCGAGCAGTCGCCCTCCCGGCTCTCGTCATTCTTGCGTTATCGGCTCAACGTCTGGGTGGCGGGCACCGAGAAGTTCGTGAATCTGACTCAGTGGGAGCAGTGCAAGGGCCACTCCGGCCTGCTCGATTCGTCGCGGGTCTGGTATGGCGGGCTCGATCTTGCTCAGACCTGGGACGTCAACGCTTTCGTGGCGGTCTCGAAGGCCCACGACGACGTGTTCGACGTGATCTGCAAGTTCTGGATTCCAGCCGACAACGCCGACACTCGCCGCGAAGAGGTGCCGTACATCCAGTGGGCTAAAGACCCGAAGACCGGCCTGACGCTGACTCCCGGCGACACATGCGACTACGAGTTCATCAAGCGGGACATCCTGAAGTTCGCCAAGGAGCGGACGGTCAGGCGGATCGCCACCGACCCATACAACTCGCATTACCTCGTCCAACAACTTCAGGCCGAAGGATTGGACGTGATAGGCTTCTCCCAGAACTTTTCGGCCATGAACGCGCCGACCCGCGCGCTCGACGGGCTGATCTCGCAGGGACGCCTGCGGACGAATGACAATCCGATCCTGAACTGGATGGCCGGAAATTGCACGATAAAGACCAACGCCGATGGCTACATCAAGATCGCCAAGCCAGCGGCCATGAGTCCAGCCCGAGTGGACGGCATGATCGCGCTCGTCATGGCTCTCGCACTTGCCAGCGATGCCGAGGCTGCTCCGAAGATGGCCGATCCGGAGATCATCTTGCTGTGAACTTGTTCCATCGCGGGTCGATGACGATCAATGAGTGCAAGGGGGCACAGTGAGCGACTCCGAAAACAGAGCCTTGTCCGACATTGTCTGGACACCCGCACGCGGGCTGTCCGAGCCCGAGATTCGTGGCATCTCGTGGAACAATTTCCTGCTGTCTGAAGAGACCTACGGCGGCCGGTGGCGGACTGAGGCCGAAGTTCGCGTCACGCCTGAGACAGCCCTCCAGTCGACCGTGGTGCTGGCGTGCTGCCGCATCTTGGCCGAGACGATCAGTTCCCTTCCCCTACACGTCTACCGGCGAGGGGAAGACGGCAGCAAAGACATCGCCCGCGATATTCCGCTGTATCGAGTCTTGTCGTTCGCTCCCAACTCCTGGCAGACCAAGTTCGAGTTCTTCGAGCAGATGGTGATGAACCTCTGCCTGTGGGGGAACTCCTACACGCAGATCAAGAGCGGCCGGTACGGCGCTGTCTCGGAGTTGCTCAACCTCCACCCGTCTCGCATGGACGTGGAGCGGCTCGAAAACGGCCGCCTCCGCTACATGTACACGAATCCGGAGAACGGAAGACTAGAGCCGTACACGCAAGACCAGATCATGCACGTCCGGTGGACCGCCGAGCCCGACGGCATCAAGGGCATGGTCCCAGTCGAAGTCGCACGCGAGTCGATCGCCCTCGCCAGGGCGTGCGAGATTCACGCCGCCAAGTTCTGGGCGAACTCAGCCCGGCCCGGCATGGTGCTACAGACCGACGGCTCGCTCTCGCCCGAGGCCGCCGAGCGGCTGCGAGATAATTGGGAGCGACTCCATCGCGGCGTCGACCGGGCGTACAAGACCGCGATCCTCACGAACGGACTCAAAGTCGAGCCCGTCGGCTTCACGGCCGAGCAGTCGCAGTTCGAGTCGACACGCCGCTTCCAGTCCGAGGAGATCGCGAGGGTCTATCGGTTGCCCCTCCGGCTCGTGCAGGGCCAGCCTGGCGGCAACCCGGAGATCGAGGGCCAGGACTTCGTCACCTACACGCTGGTGCCATGGCTGCGACGCATCGAGAGCGCGATCTCTCGGTCGCTGATCTACAACGACGACCTGTTCGTCGCCGAGTTCGACGTGCGTGGACTGATGCGAGGGGACTCCAACTCTCGCGCGGGCTACTACTCCACGATGACGAACCTCGGGATTTTTTCGATCAACGACTGCCGTCGACTTGAGAACCTTCCGCCGCTCGAAAACGGCGACAAGCACTTCGTCGGCATGAACATGCAGACGATCGACGAGGCAGTCAAGCCGAAGCCCGACCCGGCAATGATGGGCGGCCCAGGAGCCCCGCCGCCGCCAGCCCAAGGCGGCGTCCCGAGCCTGCCTGAAGTCAAGACGGGCAAGGCTCCGAACCCGGCCGAGAAGGGTGAGCAGTCGAAGCCGAAAGAAGAAGGCATGCTTGTTTCTTACGGCGAAGGCAAGACCGGCCGCGTCAAGCACGTCATGGAGCAGGGCACGCTCGACCTCAAGTCTGGCGAGAAGATCGAAGTCCAGCCAGGCGAGCCCGTGGCCCTTGTCGTCGACGAAGAGACCGGCGAGGAAGCGGGCATCAAGGTCTCGCAACTCAAGCCGATCCAAGAGAAGCGGGCCCTCTCGCAGCAGAATCAGGCCCTGTACGACGCCCAGGAAGAGATCGTCAAGAAGAGTGGACGCTGGCCCCAGCAAGGCCCAAGCGGCGCCCACTACATGGAGAAGAACCCTTTCGCGTCTCGCGGCATCGCCTGCCGGAACTGCATCTACTACGAAGAGGGCGGCTCCTGCGAGATCGTCAAGGGCATCATCTCGCCCAACGCGATCTGCAAACTGTGGATCATTCCCGAAGAAAAACTCAGCATGCCAGAGTCTCGCGACTGCGGGACGGGCGCTGGCGGCTTCAAGGACGGCAACAAGTGCGCTGGCAGCAGCGACGACGGCGAGCCCGTTCGCGGTTTCCGTCGCGGCGAGGGCGATAAGAAGCAGTCTCGCGCTGCCAAGAAACTCTACCAGATGGGCACGTCTGAGCGACGCATCAAGGACTTGGTGCGACAACTCGGCGGCAAGCCTGGGCGATCGTCAGCCAAAGTCACCGGCGACAAGATCGGCATCAGAGTCCGCGACTCATCTGGCAAGGACATCTTCTACGTGGAGATGGGCTACAACGGCGCGGGCATTGTCCCCATCGGCAAGACGCTCTCGCGAGAGCAGGCGTCACAGATCGAGTCGCTCGCGAAGCCCGCGTTCCCCGACAAGATTAGCGATCGTCTCTACAATCGCGGCAAACGGTATCCAGTCTCTGTTCATCGCGACGACGCCGTCCTCAAGACTGGCGGACGGATCGCCAAGAAGGGCAAGCAGCAGCGGGCGTACTGCCCCACGGGCGAAGGCGGCGGGATCGACAACTCGTGCGGCAGCACGACGGAGACCGCCAAGGCCAGGGACAATCGCCTCTCCAGGGAGGCCAATGCCATCAAGGGCCCGATCGCCGCAAACGACGAGCGGCTCGCCGCCAAGGTGGACTTCAAGCCCGTCGCAGAGTCGTCCAAGAACTCTGACAGCATCCCGATGGCAAGCGACGACGCGATTCGCCTTGCATTGTCTGGAAACGTAAAGATCGACGGCCAGGAGATTCCCAAGCGAGAACTCGTCGGATCGCACCGCGAACTTGCTGAAGGAACTCCCGTCGCCCTGCGAATCGACATTCCAGCCTACGAGAAAAAGGACACGTACGCCGTCACGGTCCACAGCAAGGCGAAGTCCAAGAACGGCGTCGGCAAGGTCATTGGATTCGACTCGATCGTGACATTGTCTGGAGACGTGACGTTCGTCTCGCACGAGCCGACGGCCACAGCGATCGCAATGGGCCGCTCAAAGACTCCGCTTGCGACGGTCGTCGGCAAGTTCAAGCCGAGCCGCGAGGTTCCAGAGGACATCAACGACTGGACGGCGGTCGGCTACAACCCGAAGAAAGCCGCGTACTTCTACGACAAGAGGACCGGGCGTGAAGTCACCGGCGGCACCGACTCTGTCAGCATTGGCAACACGGTCTTCGTGCGAACGCCGAAGTACGGCGAGCGGTACGCCAGCGAGCAGTACAGGTCTCTGGATGACAACTCGTGGGGGCTGGAGCAGCGGGCGGAAGACTGCGGGAGAGTCGACGGCGGACTGTTTGGGCCTGGAAACAATTGCGCAGCCGACGGCGAAGGCGGCTCCAAGTCTGACCGGATCGCAGAAATGGCGATCAAGTCTATGGCCGAGACTGGAGGGTTCTCAATTCATCCAGTGTCAGAGTCAAGTCCGACGTCTGGTTACATGGTCTCGGTTGCGCCAGAGTCAGAGACCATTGTTCCATCAGCCCAAAAAGTCACAGGGCCGGTGATCGACAAGTTCTTGAAAGAAAACAAGTCTAAGTTCGAGGAGAGGCCTACACTTCACATCGGCGGCTGGATTGATTCCGAATCCAACCAAGTGTACCTTGACCTGTCGGAGCGATTTGATGACATCGACGACGCCATTGATGCGGCTGAGTCGACCAATCAACTCGCGATCTGGGACTTGAACGAGAAGAAAGAAATCAGAAAGGGCGACTACAGTGGCAGACGAACCAAAGGCAAAGGCGAAACTCGTGCGGTTCGACTTTCCGACGGGAGCGAAGGCGGAAGAGATCGCGGCGGCCATAGAGGCGGCTCGCGAGAAGATCATGGCCGAGAAGGCCGCCAAGCAGCAGACGCCCTCGTCGAAGAACTGAAGCAGTCTGGCGAGGCTGATCTCCCGAGCATCGTATTCAGGCCAACTACCGAGTCTCGCTCGGTAGTTGAGTACGACCTCGACACGGACGCGATCTACGTGTCCGACTCTCTGAATGACGAGGCCGTTGCCTCGTTCCGGCTCGCAGCAGCGAGGGGCTGGCTCTCGCAGCCCAATCCGCTCCTGCACGAACTGGCTCATCGGCATCATGCCGTGGCAGACGCCGAGTCGTACGACGCATCGGCGTCGCTCTCGTTTGACGCCGAGAACCGCGACGTCGCCAAGAGCGTTTCTCGCTACGCCGCCACGAGCCACCGCGAGTTCGTTGCTGAAGTCCTGGCTGGCCTGTGGGCCGGGAAAGAGTACGGCGACGACGTGATGCGGCTTCTCTCTTCGGTAACGAACGGAAAGTTTTCGACGTGATTTTTCTGGAAGAAGAGTACCGGGCATTCTGCCCCACCGGCGACGGCGGCGGCGTCAAGAACGACTGCTCGTCGCAGGACGGCAGCGGAGCAAGGACCGACAACTCGTGGAAGCGGGAGCAGGGACCAGTTCGCATTGCCGGTGATGACCTGAAGCAGTCTCCTCCGGCCAAGTCGCTCGCTGGCGTGAAGGCAGTCGTCATCATGGACGGCGAACTGGTCAACAAGTCGCTCCGCGAGGTCGGCGTCACGCTTGATCAAGCGGCCAGAGCATGCGCGGCCCTCGACCCGGAGGCCCAGGTCACGATATCCCACGGCGGGCTGCTTGAGATCATCGAGTTCATGGGAAGCGATGACCCGGAGCGGTACATCGAAGACACCGTGACGTTCACGAGCGAGATGCCCGTGGCTGGCATCGAGGGCGCTGCTCGGACTGCCGCATCGCTGACGAGGACCGAAGAAGACGGACTCGTCATGTCCTACACGATGCTGATGATCAGCGACGAGGCCAAGCAGAAAGCCAGCGTCGCCGTCGCTCGTCACATGATGAAGGGCGCGATCGCAAGCATTACGCAGGCTGAGAAGATCGGCGTCGACAGGGTCGAGATGCTGGCCGCCGGTGATAGCGGCAAGAACTCTGACTTCAAGGGCTATCGCATCTGGCCGAGGCTCGGCTTCAACGGCGTGATTCCACGCAGGCATGTCACGCCCACATGGTCGCTCGCAACTGGGTTCTTCAACTCCTACGGCAGCGGCATCCCAGACAAGATTCTCTCGCCTCGCGCTCGCAAAGAGAAGGCCGCAGGAGCCTTGACGATCCAGTCTCTGTACGAGACCAAGGAGGGCCAGGAGTGGTGGGAAGAGAACGGCGGCGAGATGGAGATGTCGCTCGCCGTCGGCAGCAACAGCGATCCTGGCTGGAAGCGATTCAAGTCCCTGCGTGACAGGTTCTCGAAGCGAGGCCTGGACTTGACTGACGCCTTCTTTGACGCCGAGGCTAGAGCCCTGCTTGATGGCGACTGGGCTGAGTTGCGTGCCTACTGCCCAACAGGCGAAGGCGGCGGCATCGACAATACGTGCAGCCCAGGCGGCCAGTCTTCTGCGGCTCCCGCCAAGGCGGACGACTCGTGGAAGGAGTCGAAGTCGTCTCTATCTATCTCTGGCGATGGGCTCAAAGACAAGCCGCCATTCACAGGTGCAGACAAAGCAGGAAGCGTCGCTATTCCAAACCCGCAGGGACTTGCGGATGGAATGTCTGACGCTGGCATCAAGTCGCTCGACGAACTCGCTGCCATGAGCGGCGCGACAATTCGCGGGAGTAAGGTGACGTTCTTTGGAGCGTCAGGCGGCAACGACGGCACCGGCGCCTTCATCACCATTGATAACGAAATCCCGCTTGCCCGCGATGGCAGTGATTCGGAAGGCCAATTTGACGTCAACGTCGCTGTGTATCGGGACGACGGAGAGTATGTGCTTGGCTTCAACGGCATGTACCCAGACAAGGCTGCGACTGCCACTCGCGAGAGGGTCGCAAAAGCCACTAGCCTTATGCAGCAGGCTGTTATCGAGGCGATCGCCAGCGTCGAAAAGACAGGAATCTCGAAGGTCAAGATGAGTGCCGCTGGCGGCCCCGAGTATGAACTCAAGGGATATCGCCTGTGGCCGCAGTTTGGATTCGATGCCATGCTCGACAAGAGCAGCAAGCATTCGCTCTCCCAGGCCCCGCAGGCAGTGGTCGAGAAGTTGATGCGGACTGCGAGGCCCGATCTTTTTGCGACGCGGATCACGCCATCGCACGCTGCCCTTGTCGCGGCCCTGCCTCACAGCGACATCACCGTGCAGCACCTCGTCTCATTCCACGAAGGCGACGTCTGGTGGAACGAGAACGGCACAACTCTGAGCATGACTCTCGACCTGTCGGACAAGAAGAGCCTCGGCTACGCCAAGTTCCAGAAACAAACGTCGCGGCTCAAGAGGCTCAAGGAGCGAAATCAGTCGCGGGCGTTCTTCGAGTGGCTCGAAGAAGAGGCTGAGTTCAGGGCCGGGGCTGACTGCGGTCGGGTCGATGGAGGCCGGTTTGGAAGCGGCAACGACTGCGCCAGCGATGGCTCGTCGTGGGAGGACGAAGAGAGCGTCGACATGGACGCGGAAGCCATTTCGTCGTCGCCGCCGTTCAAGGGCGCCGAAGTCCTCGATTCGTTCTCCGTGAACGATGTCCAGTCTCTGAAGGACACGCTCTCTGACTTCGGGAGAGTCAAAGGCGTCAAGGACGTTGTCGCAATCAGCGGCGGCGTTCGTCAGGGCGGATCAGTCGGAATCGACGCCTTCGGCGACTCCATTATCGTCAACTCCGCGATTCCAGTTGCGCCGGACGGCTCTGGTCGTCTTGGCAACATCAAGAACATGGTGTCGCTGATGAAGGACGACGACGGGTATCTCGTCGTCAACTACGACAGCATGTCGCTGGATTCTGCCGCCATGTCATCCATCAGCGGAGACTTGGAAGATGACTCGGCCGACAGGCGTCGAATCGTCAGTCTCGTGTTGGAGCGAATGACGGAGTCGCTCTCTGTCGCCGAGGAGTCTGGAGCAATCCGGGCCGACACGATCGCCGCCGGAACGTCGACCAGTGCCCTGCAAGGATATCGGCTGTGGCCGCAGTTTGGTTTCGATGGCGAACTCGATAGGGCCGACATCGACGCCATCAAGGAGGACATCAAACTCACGCCGTACCAGAAGCGTAGGGCACTCACAGGCCAGATGACCGTTCAGGACTTGATCGCCACGCCCGAAGGCGATCGCTGGTGGAACGAGAACGGCACGACGATTGAACTGACGCTCGACTTCACCGACCAGACCAATGCTGGCTACAAGCGTTTCGAGCGAATGAAGAAGATGCTTGCCCGGCTGAAGGAACGCAACAAGACTCGCAGTGCGTTCGACGATGGCGTCGAGCGTCGCGACGACTGCGAGCAGACCGAGAGCGGCCAGTTCGCCAAGGGCAATGACTGCGCGAAGGGCGACGGATCGCCGTCGAAGGAAAAAGAGAAGAAACCCCGCGCTGCGAAGAAGTCTGAGGAGCCAGCCAAGGAGCCGCTCAAGTGGACGCCTGGCGCGAGCCACGTCGACGTCTTCAAGGAGTCTGTCGAGAAGAGCCCAACCAAGCGGAGCGACGACGGCAAGAAGATTCTTTCCACGTCCGTCCCAGGCGCCACGCCAGTGCGTGGACTTGCAGGCAAGGACGAGATCGACCCGATCTCGGTCGGCAACTACCTCGTCGCCAGGCAGGCCGAGCATCGTGGCCGCACCATCGACACTACGAAGCCGCTCGAAGGAGATGACTTCGAGTACATGGTGTCTGGCATCGTGTCCCAGGTCGAGTCCGCGCGGGCTCGCGGAGTCTCGCCCAACTTCTACAGCCCAGAGGACCGCCGGACACAGATCGAAGAGTACGCCAAGATTCAGCCGCTCATGCGAGGCGGCAGGACAGCGTCAGGATTCTGCGTCGGCGTCGAGGGCCCCAACGGAGAGTGCGAGCCGTCTGAAGGCATCTCGCCGCAGGCAGAGTTTCTGTTCCGTGCCGCTCAGGCTTTGACTTCACCGGAAGCCAACCCGTACGAGAACATGCTCCGGGCGGACGCCGTGCTGACGGCGTTCTTCGAGGAGCCAGACCCGAGCAAGGCGAAACTCGGCAGCGGCATTCGCATTGCCGGAGCCGGAGCCGAGAACACGCTCGCTGACTTCGCGAGACTCCAGAAGATCATCGACCGCGTCGGCCTTGAGGAGGCTCGCCGGATATTCACCGGGCCGCCGATCAAGGTCAGCGACTTCGAGAAGTTCTTCCTCTCGAAGGTTCCTGGCACCGAAGGCGATCGCTACAAGGCGAACGACTACGCCGTCGCCGAAGTTGTCCCGCCGTTCAGCATCTTCGGTCCTAAAGTTGGCCCGTTCTTCGCCAACAACACCGGCGACGATGAGGCCCTCACCGCTGACATCTGGTTCACGCGAACGTGGGGCAGGCTCTCAGGCGAGTTGGTGTCCAAGTCTTCGGAGTCTCTCGCGAAGAAGCATGCCTCGGACTTGATGGCGTCGACCAAGGACATCCCCCGCAAAGAACTCGCTGCGATGGGCTTGGACGGTAGGCAGTTCCGGACGCTCGTCGCGCAGATGAAGAGGACTGGCGTCATTCCGCAGCAGATCGCAGACTGGGCCGAGGCGAGAGACAAGCAGTACAAGAAGGACAAGTTCCCGAATCCCAAAAACGGAACCGGCACAGCCGAGCGATACAAACTGGATCGCTTGGCTGTTGCCATCCTGAAAAACCAAGCCAACGTCATGCGGGCGCCTACGACGTCTGTCATGCGGGCGAACATGATCCGCGCGATGCGTGAAGCCGCCAAGAGAACCGGAGTCTCGGTCGCCTACATGCAGGACATCCTGTGGCAGGACGAGCAGGATGCGTGGGGCACGCTTGGGTCTCGCACGACCACGGTCCCAGGCGAGCCCTCGCTCTACTCGGAAGTGATCCGCAAGATCGTCACCGAGCCAGCGAACTACCAGAAGCGGCGGCGAGAGAGCAAGCGTTCTCTCGGAGTCATCGCCGAGCCGATGAGCCTGCCTCTGTATTCCGACCAGAAGGGCGGCCCCGAGCAGGCTCTGTTCGCGGACTTCATCGCGAGCATGGACGACGATGAGTTCGCCGACCTCGCGGTCGAGTTCCTGACCAAGCGAGCCAAGGAGTCTCGCGCCTTCTGCCCCACGGGCGACGGCGGCGGGCTCGACAACTCGTGCAGCGCCACCGACGGAAAACTCAAGGCGCAGTCAGCGGAACTGTTCAGAGGAGAGCCGTCGTTCGTAGATCAAGACGACGGCTACATCTATCATGTGACGACAGAAGAGAACGCAAAGAAAATCCTTTCCGACGGGTTCTCAAGGCCGCTTGGCTCCAAGGCAACAGTCAAGGGCGGCGCCTACGAGAACTACTCAAAAGGCAAGGTGTTCTTCACAGAAAAGAGCGGGCTTGCGGCGTGGAAGAGCAAGATCGAGGAACATCTGTTTCACTCGTCTGACGACCCGCCACCAGCGGCGATCATACGAATCAAGAAGTCCGATGTCTCGCACCTTCTGAGCGATGATCATGTTGGGACACAAGACGCCGGAAGCCAAGCCTACTTCATTGACCTGTCGAAGCGCAAGCAGAAGAGGGCCTTCTGCCCCACTGGCGACGGCGGCGGGGTCGACAACTCGTGCGGCTCTGACGACGGCTCGCCTGCGGCAGGCTCGCCTGGCCGCACGCAGGAGTCGCTGCCCAAGTCCTTCCCTCGCGGCTCCGATAAGTTCCGCGACGCCATCGACTCCGTCTCGCCCGATCCGAAGTCTGTCTGGGACAGGGCAAAGGGTCGCGCGGACACGCCGCCTGAAAAGATTCTCACGTCGGCCGCCGACGAGCAGACGTCTTCTGGGTCGTCGCTGACTCCAGAGGCCGAGAAGTCCTACGCCGACCTCGTCGACGAGATCGGCAGGCAGTACGAGGCCCTCGTGGCGG